CGTCTTACCTGTGCTTGTATCGTTGTATATAGCTAGAATATCATCCGCACTTAATGCACTATTCCAAACTGCTACTTCATCTACTTTTCCATCAAAATAATTAGTTGTATATTTTCCAATAAAAGTATTTTGTGTTGTAGTTCCATAAACAAAATTAGATTCAGTTGCTGTGGATGTTTGTAATACACCATCTATGTACATTTTAATTGTAGAACCATCCCAAGTAGCCACTACATGATACCAAACACTATTAGTCATTGTGGAATTTGCAACAACAATTATCCAAGTACTACCATTCCAATGATATAACTTTAATGTAGAACTAACTACCCATAAAAGAATTCCTCCTTGATTTGAAGCATTTTTTCCATTATTAAAAATAACAGGAAGTGTACCACCTTCTTTTTTCGCAAAAGCTGAAATAGTATAAGCAGTTGTGGGATTTAAATCAGGGCTACTTCCACAATCAATATAATCGTCAATCCCACCAAACAAAAATGAATATACATTGTCTATAGCACCAGCAGTAACCTCTAAATTCTGAGTACATATATTTCCAGAAACAGTATAAGTAACAACATAACTAGCAACTGTACTTGTAGCTAAAGTAATTTCACCTGTAGCTGAGTTAATAACAAGTCCAGCAGTTGAACTAAACACCCCACCAGCATCGCCTGTGATCGTTGGTGTAGGATCAGAGTCGCTAGTCTTATAACTAGCAGCAGAATAGCTAAATGAACAATCACCACTAGCCTGTGTTCCTCCAACAGGGACTCTAAAAAATCCTTTCTTTTTATCTATGTTATATAATATTGGCATAATCTAAGTCATTGGTAAGTTACAATTATCATATTTAAGTGGTATCTGTAGTCCTATCGTCATGCCCCACCCCGTTACCTCATCCTCGAATCTCTCTGTGAAGCTAGTCATACTACCACTTTTCACAAGCTGAACCCTCATCCATGTTACGTTTCCTGTCTCAGCAGTTTTCTGCTCCAAGTAAGCCAACAAATCTAATAGCACCTGTGCCATATCACTCTTAACATCATTCTCATTAGTCTCATCTTTATCTACTAGGCTCATTGTCAGCACGTTAAAGTTCCATGTAAATGTTCCATCTCCTATACTTGCTGGTTGATCCGCTACCCATAACAATGGAAAATTCCAATCTAGCAGTTGGTTATGTTCCACTATCTCCCAGATGTCGCCATTTCCGAAGTTCTGAATTTCCAAATGTGCATTAGCAAACTCTCTAAATGTTCTTATGATTTGGTTGTATGTTAAGTTCATTTATAGTAGTTATATTTATCCCACCAACAGTTACTTGTTCCTCCACCTAAATAGAAGCTCGTTTGGTAAGCTGTTGTACGCGGATTAAGGTCATCACTAACTTGTGTATATGTAGGATATAAAGTAGTGTTATCAGTTAAATAATTTATAAGTCTTGCTTCTCTTTCCTCTGCTTTGTTCTTCCAGTCATCCCTTAAAAACTGTAAGTCTTGATAGCTAATAGGTTGGCTATTCTCACTTGATTTTGTTCCTACTGTTTTATTTCTATACTTAAATAACATACTTACAGAACACTCATACAACGTCCACTGTGCCATGCAAGGTGCTATATAATCGTCAAGGAGTATAATGTCGTCAGCAGTTAAAGTAGCTGCAGTAATTTTATCTTTCAAGTCCTGATCTAAATTCGAACCCAAGATAGGCAATACCCTCAACTCCTGTGCGTCTCTAATTGCTGGTAAGATTAAACGCATATCTACGTTCTCATCTATTACTGTGTTATTTTTAACGTATGTTTCACTTATAAATAATACTGCCATAATTTCTATTTTTTAAGTCTTACTAATTGCATCTCCCAGATGTGTCTACAGTAGGGAGTAGTTCTATCTGTTTGTGGGTTGTGATACCATCCGCCACGCTTTGTAAAAATATTAATTCCCGTCTGTCCTTGACCGTTTACTAATGTTTCAAGTTGCTGCAAAGTGTATCTTCTAGTTTCAGCTAATGTTATCATCTTTCTACAAAATGCCCTAGTTCTACCTTGTGGTAATATAGGCGGTCCAGAAACATCTGGATTTTTAACATACTTATATACTATAAATACTTTTTCTTCTGGTAAAGGTTCTTGTATAGTCTTTTTAGCATCTTCAGTAGGTTTAAATCCCTTATCTAAAGCATCTGCATTTTGCAACCCTTGTATAGCTTCATTTACTTCAGCTACATTTAAATCTAAAGCCTTACCAATTTCTGTAACAGGTAACTTAGGATTTCTTTTAATAACATCAAGTACGGACTTCTCATTCTCTGTCAACACCCTACCAATAGCAAAACTGTAATTACTTAAAATATCATGTTCAAATTTTTGTGCATCTTCACATGATGTAATTTCTTTAACATGAGAGCTTATAACCTCTAACTCACTAACCCTAAATCCTGTGTTATGTAACTGATCTATAATAAGATCATCTTCTATACTGCTCATCATTACCTCTTGGTTGACTTCTAAAGGTGGTAATCCTATTCTCTCTCTTATCTCATCTTTAGTCATTACACTAACAACAACAGACTCACTAAGTGCTTTCTGAACTGGCTCAATCTTAACAATTCTTAGAGATTTCCTTAGCCCATTAAAGGCTATTATTTCATTAAATAGATCATTTAGTACTTCTTGCTCTGGATCAACCTGAAGGTTTTGATAGAGAGATGCAGCCGTTAAAATTTCATCGGCATTGTTTCCCAAACCTGTGTCAGTCTTTACTCCAAATAACATCGGACTAACAATGCCATGTGCAGTAAATATCTCTTGCCTTATCTGGTCATTTAGTTGGTTGTATCTATCCGTTAATCCAGTCTCAGGAATCGGAATGATCTGAGGATGGTCACTGTTTTGATCTGTGAAACTAAGTAGTGGCTTCGCTGCATTATCTGTCCCTGTAGCATAATCTCTAAAGCGCCTTTCTATATTACGCATTTCTTCTTCGGTCGGCTCTCCATTGTTGAACGAAATAATGTAACTCGCACTGAGGTTTTGCTGTATACTATTTAACGTGAAATTCGCTATCTCCGCATCAGCACTTATATATGGCACTGCACTTACATAATCCCCTAAAGGATAAACGTTTAAATCTGGTCTATATTCCTTGTAATATATTATATAATTAGCAGTAGTGTTAACAGCATCATCCCATGTAAAAGAAACCATCTCTGTAAAGTCATCATTGTTTTGGGGGTTTCTTGCCTTCCAATCATCAGTGTAGTAATAGACATCTTCATCTACTCCTTTTCTAACATCAGCAAAGTTGATATGATCTAAAGCGGCAATCTGCTTATTTGCGTTAATTCTAACACCCATACAAAAGCCTCCATATACCTTCTTATCTTTTACTATCTTAGCTAATAGCTCAGTCATATTATCGGTGTCGTTAGGACGCCTTAAAAACGCTTCTATCTTAGCCCTCTCCTTGTAGTTCATCTCCCCTTCTACACAAAACCCTTTGCCAACAATAAATTTGCATTTACTGTTAATAATAACTGCGTGTTTGCTACTCTCATTATAGAGCTTTGTCAGAAACTGAGGGTATAGGTTTTTCCAATCTCCACGTTCACTGCCATACTCGTACCAATCGCCTTTTCTACTTTCTTTAAAAGTCGGCAACTCATACGTTCCAAAACTGATGGGTAATAGATTTATATTTGAACTCATAACTAACTAGGATTATATACAATATTCGTTGTCGGTGATACACTATGCTGTGTAAAGTCTGGTGAATCAGCAGTACTCATAAGCTTCATCTTGCCATACTCCACAACACCTGTAGCTAAATCAGGATCTAAATTAGTACTTGAACTTTGGTCATACGCAGTATATGTATAGAACCCTGTTTCTCCTAATACCAACTTACCATTTAAAGCATCGTCTACACCTTCTACAAAACTAAACTTATTGTAACGAGAAACATTCGTTGAGGTATTGGCAATTATAGTATAGTAGCTAACTTTTGTTTGCGATGAAGTAAACACAAATAAATAATAAGGAGATGTTAATGTAGACAACTCCCAAAGTGTCGCCACAAATACATTAGTTTCACCCTTATTCAGTACTATCATCTGTTTTCTCTTTCTTCTTTTTTGCCTTTGCCTTAAAAACGTCTGCTCCTAATTTACGTAATATTTTTTCATTGTCCTCGCAGATATGAACTTTAAACCCATTGCCATTCCACGTTTGACCTTCTAAACCTTTTTTAAACATATTATATTTTTTAGTTAATATAAAAAAAGGGAGCATAACTCCCTCTTAAAATCTCTGTTAAAAATAGTTAAGCACAATCCGCAGTAAGTCCACCTATTACTGAACTGCTAACTTCATAAGGAGGCTCGGGCTCTTTCGCTGAGATTTCCACATCGAATCCGTTACGATCACCGTAGGCAGTTCCTGTTTGAGTTACTAAGCTAGTCCCTTCTGCAAATGACTGAAAGCCTAACGCCCAGTACCGCCCGTTATTGTCCTTAGCTATTACCGCTAATTGTCCGAGTAGAGCAACCTTCAATTCGTTTACTGATGCTGCTTTAAAAGTGTTTATTGAAAATGCTATTGCTGATTCAGAAAACCTAGTACCATTTTCAGGTGAAATAGTCATAGTAGATGTTACACTGCCTATCTCTTTTTTAAGTTCATAGATTCGCCATGTAGCACCACCATCTGTTATGCCAGTTACTTCAGAGCCAGATTCAACATAAGCACTTATGCTATCTCTTTCTAATATATATAATTGTTCAATTCCGCCCACATTATCCGAGCAGTCTCTACAAAAACCTTGTGTTGTTACGCATGCCATAATTTATATTTTAAATAAGGGGGCTATAACACCCCCTAAAGTTATTAATCTTATACTAATGCGAATCTTACGATTTCATCTGGAAACGCTACATTTAATCCTCTGCGAAATGCGAAAGTGGTCTTAAATATGCGATTATTTGGATCATACCAGGCTCTGTAATCAGTAGCTTCCTCATCTGGAAGATCAACACCAATATGAACATTTGAAGCTCTCATGATATAGATGTTATTAGTAGTACCACCACCAATAGTCGTCATTCCAGGATCACTAACAACTTCAATATTAGGAAACCCAATTAAAGGCATAGAATAAAATTGTCCTTCACTAATATAATGGAAATAGTTACCATCAGCAATTGCTCTTTGATAAAGTAAGAACTGTGCTGGTGCTAAATATAATTTCAAATCATCAGCACCCGCAATATTAGTAGGCATAAGTTCAGCCATTCCTAAAAGTATACTGATAATAGTTGCTGAAGTATAACCCGTAGCAACTGTAATTCCTGTTGGATTTCCGTTAACCGCTGTTCCAGCTGCTAAAATTTGTTTATCTAATCCATCATACTGTGATAGTTGTGCTGATCCTGAAAGGATATCACCTTGCCAATCGGCAATTGCAATAGATTCCTGAATCTTTTTAATCTTCAATCCAAAGTACAACTCAGCAAAAGGAATCTCTTCCTTCTCATTAGTCAATCCCTGACGTAACATAGTCGCAGTATATTTGGCGGCTAAATCCGTCATGCAAAGGTCTTCGTGAACTGCCAAAGCGTTCGGGGTTATTGTACGTTGAGAGATAGTTGTTGTCCCATCTGCGGACCTTGAACAGCCATCGTCCTGTAATACAACGTCCGTATCTAACTGATTTATTGTTGTTGGACCTTTTACGTCCGTTTGTATGTTTGCGTATTTACTTAATTGCCCGCCAGCAACCGACTCTACTATTAAAGCCATAGCCTCTTGGTCTACATAATTTACTAGACCTGTTACATCAAATGCCATAATTTAATTTTTTTAGTTTATTAATTTTAGTTTATAATATTTTTACTTTTTAGATTGTCAATTAAATCTTTTTTCTTTTTAGATTTTAAATGTGCAAATCCACTGTTGT